AGAACCCGCGCCTGCCGATGAGCCGGTAGAAGAAACTAAGCAAGAAACCGCGCTCACATTGGAAGATGGGCGTGCATTGATGGTAGATGAGGAAACGGGCGCGGTGTCAGAGGTAGCGGAGGATGGTTCATTAGTGCCGTTGGAAGACGGCGAATATACGACGGTTGATGGGGCAATATTAGTCGTCGCAAATGGAGTCATTATTGAAACTATTAGTAAAGAAGACAGCATGGGATTGCAAGATCAAATCAAGCAACTCGCGGATGGTCAGGCTAAATTGACTAAACAAATGAGCGCATTCATAGAATCGCAAGTGAAGTTTAATGAATCGGTTTCGACCACCTTGCAAACGGCTAAGCCTGTCGAGCAATCACAGGCACAGCCTTCCGATAATCAAAAACCGCAACGTCAACAAGTCCCCAGCAAGTTTGACTATGCAAAGGACGCTGACGATATGCGCGCGCGCGTGGAGATGGGAAGACAATCCGCTCCGCAAGAGACCGAATTACAACGTGTAGCCCGATTGAATGAAAAAATGTCTAACTATCATTCCAATAAAAAGTAATGGCTTTTGTACCTGTTGATATACCGTTTCTTGGCGAGGTAGGTGAAGAAATCATGATGCGAACCTTTGGTGAAACCAACACTATTGGATCGGGCGCGGTTGATTTACATATCGACGTTAAGAATGAAAAAGAAATTCCGATTTCGTCGAGCGATGCACAATTAGTCGCGGCGACGTGTGATTTCACACCAAACGGGTCGGTATATCTTTATAGCAAGAAATTAACGGTTTGTGATTTGTCGTTACAAACAACCATGTGTGAAAAAGATTTTGAACGGCTGTTCACAAATCAATGGCGTGGTGGGTTTGGACGAGGGGCGAACGCAGAACCGTCGGCGAATTTGATTGATTTTGCGGTGGTTGAATTGACAAAAACCCTGCAAGAGCAAATCGAAAACCTCCTCTGGAAAGGTAATTATGACGGATATACGCCCGACCCTTACGGCACGGAGGATTACCTAACGCTTTGTACTGGGTTTCTGCAACAATTAGAGGAAGCAACCGATACTATCAAGATTGATGGGAATGCGGTTACGGCTACAAACGTTGTAACGGAAATCCAATCTATGCTTTCCCAGTTGCCGGATCGCATTGTTTCAAACATGATGTTTACAGAAATGTGGTTGCATGTTTCTCCGAACATTTACATGGCTTTGAAAAATGCACGTATTGCACAGGAACAGGCATTAGAGCAACTTGTCGGTATCACGGTTACGCGCGAAAACGGACGCGAGATTCTCTATTATGAAAATATCCGCGTAAACGTATCTTTCGGTATCCCTGTAAATACGATGGTATTGGCGCGCCCGGATCGCTTGCACGTAGGAACGGATTTGGTTTCGGATTTCGGTTCAATCCAAATCACATCCGATCGCATCTTAGGTAAACGCAATATCATCATGCGTGAGGATATGCGTCTCGGCACACTCCCGATCTTCCCTTCTGAAATCGTCTTTTACCGTCCAGCCCCTTAACATAAACAGACATGGCAAATTGTAAATTTGGTGAATTAGAGGGCGGATGTAGTAGCCCGTTCGGTGCGGGTGGCGTGAATCGGTTGTTTCTTGCAAACTTTACCGACTTCAAAGCTGCTTTGGCTGCGACGACCAATGCGTATGTTACGACAGGTAGCAAGATTGGTGCATTGCAAAACTTAGCCGCACTTGCCTATTTGGGTGGGTTCTTTGAGATACCGATCGCGCAATTAACGGCGGGCTTCACGGGAACGATTGAAGGCATTGGCACGACGAGTTCCGCTTACTTCACACAGCCCCTTGTTTTCTCCCTTCGCAAACTTAAACAAGAGAACGCGAATTGGATTGTGGACTTGGCGGCGAGTAAGGTGGTGGCGATCTTGGAATTGAAAGACCTTTCGGAAGACAGCCCTAACGAACCGCGCTTGATCTTATTGGGTGATAAAACATTCCTAACAATGCGTACCGGCGGTACAGCAGGTTCGGGTGTTGCCCCTGCGGATTTCAATGGCATTAGTACGATTACGTTAAATACGGAAACATCCGTACCTTACGTTGAGATCGTGCCGGACACGACGGTTTTCACAACCGATACCCCGCACGAAGAGTTTTTACAACAAGTTGTACAATCGTTTGTAGGATGATCGTAATACGTCCAGACGCAACGAATGAAATATTAATTCCAAAAACAGTAATGACACCTTTGCCTATCAACGAAGGTGTCATTATTCGATTTACTAATACAACATCTAAGTCTGACTTATACGTCTTAGCATCCGTTGTAAAAAATCCAATCTATTATCATTTTTTCTTTGAGCATACGACGGGTTTGGGAGACGTGCTGAATGGTATGGTTAATTTACCCGACTTGAAATATGAACTTAGATTTTATGATGTGGATACCTTTCCGTTCCCTGACGGCACGCCTTATTTTCACATAGACACATCCATTGTGACAAAAGTATGACGACCTTACAACTACAATTCGTAGTGCCTAATTCCAACCCTGCCTTAACTCGAATCGAGTTGGGTTGTGGGTTAGAATTGAATTTCGTAAGTGGTCATGTGTTTTTTATTCGGGGCAATTCGGCGCAAGATACTGCTAAGGCTATTGCGGATGCGATCAATTTCGATAGCACTGCACCCTCAATCGTCAACGCCCGCAATCTTTACAACCTCCGAGCTACCTATTCTGATAGGTACGTAAACATCGAATTAGAATATAACGACGCTTGTTGCGGTGAGAATTTCTATTTATATGATGATGAAGGTAGTCCAGAAACGTGGCAACCCCCGCGCGGGGCTTATGTTGTTGAATGCCAGTCTGTTCCGCCGGGTTTGGATGAGATAGATTGTACGCAATATCGTGGCAAGCATGTTTACCGTTTTAAGTTTGTTAATCCCGGTGGTGTGCTTTTTGGGGTTGGGGCTACGGATTATCGCTATGTACTTGATGCGATTGCCGGCGTTCTTTCGCCCCCATGTTTCCTTGCACCCTTCTATTACTACCTGCTTTCGCCTTCGCAATACGCAACCGAAGCGGAATTTTTCGACGGTTGGGCTTCGGCGATAGTATCATACATATGGGCTTCGGCTTACGGAGGGACGGTAACACATCTCGGCGCGGGTATTATGGAGGTGGTAACGGATATTGAAACTTGGAATAATTACTTTGCGCCGAATCCACCGCCCCCGCTTTGTGATGGTCTTGGGGTTAATTGCGGGTATGTTGGTTCAATCACTAATCCCGGTTTTGATATTCTGGAAATCGTGCAAGGATGTTGCCCAATCGTTCCCGAAGTCCCGCCACCCGACCCGGAATATGACCCGCCAAGCGAACCGACAATCGCTTTTCCCGGATTCTGTTTAAGCATCCCTTCGTTTTTGTGTTGTGCGTTTGGCGCACCCGGAATACAACGTGTTATCGCAATAGATCGTAAGGTTTATGAGGGTATATGTTTGAACGCTGATGGTAAGATTATAGAAATCAAAACGGGCTTATATGCTTGGACGGAATTTTGTTTCAACTACGCATCGGCACGGTTAACGGCTACCGAAGAACGGGACGAAAATGGCTATCGTTATGTGCATAAGCTAACGATGTCGGCGGATGTGATGAGTCAAGAAAACCGCAACGCCCTGATGCACTTAGCTAACCGCCCACTCGTGGTTATTATTGAAGATAAAAATAACCGTTATTGGATGCTTGGCGAAGACTATCCCGCGCGCGTGCGTGCGCATAAGAGCGACACGGCGGGGACGAATCATACTTATGAAATTACAGATACTTCTCGGAAACACGTCCGGGAGGTGCTAAAAGAATATGTTGAAGGGGACGGTGTGTATTATCCCGGAATCATTATTGGGGAAATTACCTGCGATGATTTGACACCGGAAGGCGATGTCCCACTCGATCCCTTGCGCCCTTGTTTTCTATTTGACAAAAAAGATTTATTCTTAAATAATTAGATATGCCTGTTACTCAAGTTGATTACTCGCCCTTAACCGACAACTTTGAAGACCTTTATGAATCGCATAATAATAATGCAGATGAGCAGGTTGTCGCAGGTTCAGTGCTGGGATATAATCTCATACTAAATAAGTTTGGTGGGGGTAACATTACTATACCTATTCCCGCATCAGAGGATAAAATTCTCACGGGTTTAAGTACATCCATTATCGGTTTCACGATAAACTACACGGGTGGTACATATCAAATCGGCAATAACGGCTATACGATATTAGCAGGAAGCCAACCGATCCCCGCCGCCGACCCGATGTTTGACCGCTTGGATATATTAGCTGTTGATACGTCAAGTAATTCGGTTTACCTTGTCGGTACGCCGTCCGCAACCCCTGCAAAACCCACCCTATTGGCTACACAATTAGAGGTTACCACAATCTTAGTACCCGCAGCGGGTATGCCAACCCCCGCGCCTGACCCGGACTGTTGCGTCGTGGATGGTACGAGTACGGGGCAGACATTGGTTTGGAATAACGGGACGACAGCTTGGGAAATCAGTCCATATTTTAATACAACCGCAACTCTTGGGATTTTGACGGGGACTAATCGTATCGTTCTCAATGCACAAGATGGCGGGGGAGAGACTGCGCAATTAGACTTAAACACTAATACAAGTATCAACTCGTTAAGCTGGACGAGCGGGGCGAATAGCGCAATCTTGACGTTTGGGGATTTGGGCGCGGGCGTGAATGGGTTTTCGTTAGTAACAGGAGGAGATATTCGATTGCTAAGTGATGGCGGGGTAACTTATAAAAGCCTGCTATCCGCGCCCGGAACGGTTACGAATAAACTATACAACGTCGGCGGGACACTTTATTGGAACGGAACGGCGGTATGCCTTGCACCCTGCGGGAGTGGTGGAACTGTGCCAACGGGGACGGTGAATTATAGCACTCTACGTTGGGATACCGGTGGGGCAGAATATCTCGAAAACGTATTCAACCGTTTTAATGACGGCATATGGACGACGATCCTTTACGGGGAAACTATTTCAACCCCAACGGTTGGCAATGCTTGCATATTATACGCATCAGTTTTCAAAGGCACGGCGTTCTTTGATATTAATGCAAATGCCTCTGTCGCTTTGGCATCGGGTACGGACAACATAACGCCTGTTTTTGTAAACCATTCCGTACCAACACTTGGCACACCACACAAAGGGTACAATGCGTTGCTTGGTACATTCAGATGTAACATCGTACTTGATTCACAAATCGGCGGGGCGGTTATCATTGCATCAGATCAGGGCGTTATAAACAAGTCAACATCTGATTTAGGGGCTGGCTTTTCAAGTTTGGTGGCGGTTAAGAATTGCAGTATTAATCAAAGCATTGATTATAATTTAATATCTGCCTCCCAAAATTCGCAAGTTAACTACGGTTCTCGGTGCGCGATCATAGGTTCTACTTCTTGTTTGTTCACATCGTCGGCTACGAATGTTAGCAATAATTGTTTGATTGAGTCGTCCTTGAGTTCAGAGATTCGGACGTATTCGTCGGGTGTTGCGGTTAAGCAAAGCAAATGTTGCCACATATCATCGTCTCAAAATTCGGTGATTCGCGGGGCTACGAATACCGAAATGACCGCAACGCAGTCAAGCACAATCAAATCACACGGCGCATCAACAACAACATACTCACAGCTATGTAATCTTGTTTCTATGCAATCGTGCTTTAATTGCACGATTCAGCAAACAAGCATATTGCACTTTAGCAGCATGTATGCTGTAAATATGTTAGCATGTGATAATTGCGAAATTGATACGAACGATAACAACCTTAATTCATTTGCGTTAGTCGGATGCAAAAATACGACGTTAACGCTAAGTGATAATATAACAAGCAGTGCATTTATTGGATGCACGGGATTGGCGATTGCCCAAACTGTACCTGCCGAATCGGCGGTGGTATTGGGCTACAAGGCATCGCACGGATTGACTAAATTGCGGGAATATACTACCTATGTACCGTCTTTAGAAATCAAGGAGGGCATCCTTATTACGTCTGAAAATATTGTTTCGGGGTCGGGTCCAATTCCAAATTTCGTTGTTCGTATTATTGTAGATACGGCAGGCACTACCCAAACTCTCTCATCTGTCCCGTTTGATGGAGAAACACATGTTATTATTTCCGATTTCCCGGGCGCATTATCTTTTACGACGGTTGACGGAAATGGTAAAACGATACAGGGCGCGGCGACTATCAATGTCCCGGGCGACGAGAATGCTGTCATAATTCAGTACAGTAAAGCACGCGACAAATGGTATATTATTGGTAAAAGCTATTAATTCGTATATTTACAATCATGGCAAAGGACGTTTCAATTAATGTAGTCAAAATGAGCGGGGGCAACCCGCGACAAATTCGCATGGATGCACAGCGTCCCTCGAATGCCAATCAATATGCGCCCTTTTCCGCTTACGAATGGTACGGCATTGTTAAATACGACGATGATAATCTCTATACTGATCGCATCTTAGAACTTAAAAGGTCAGCCATTCACAACGCTATCTTAAAGACTAAAATCAATATGACCATCGCGGACGGGTTGGTTTATGATAAAGAAAGCGCGGAAGGTGTAAAGCTAAAAAAATGGTTTGATCTTATAAATGTAAATAAATTAATAGAACAATCGGCACATGATATAGTGGTATTCGGCGGGCTAAGTTGGAAGATCATTTTAGGTGCATACAATACAGCAATCGTAGCGGTTGACCCAGTACCTTTTTCAAATGTACGGTGGGCAATACCGGATAAAGAGACGGGGCAGTACAATGGTTTGAAAGTTTGTCCCGCATGGATATACTTCCGCACCGGTTTTCTTAAACCACACCAGCAACCACGTTATTATGATGTTTGGCGGGGTGCGTCAACGATTGCGAATAATACAAAGTTCTCAATTAAATACGAGTTCTTTTATAATGCTTCTAACGAATTGTACCCCGAACCCGATTACATGGGTGGGATCGAATGGATACGAAACGATATTCGGTTGGCTGAACTAACGGGCGCGCAAATTAACAATGCCTTTATGCCTTCTGCGATTATTGCCTTTCCTGACGAACCGACTGCCGAGAAAAAAGAAGAACGTATTAAAGACTTTTTAGACCAATTTACAGGTACTAAAAATTCAGGTCAGTTGATATTTACATTCGGCGGTATTGACGGCAATGGTGATGGTGTTTTACCGGAAATCACCCCGCTTTCAATCAACAATAATGCTGAAATGTACGCAGGTACTTTAACAGCAACACAACAGCAAATCGTTTCGGCGCATCAATTACCATCCCCGACCCTTGCCGGGTTACCGGGCAACGGGGGGCTTGGAGGAAATGCAAACGAAATCAATGTGTCTGCTGAATTGTTTTACAAACTATGTATCCGTAATTATCAAAATAAGATCATTGATAATCTGCGGGAATTGGCAAAACTCAATGGGCTTTCAACTGATTTCGATTTAGGGTATAAGCCACCGCTTTCGGCGGGCTTGGAATTAAACAGCGGGTTGAATTATCTAAGCATCAACGAGGTGCGCGAGCGTAACGGCTTCCCACTCATTGATGATAAATTAGCTAATACAGTTCAATACATAAACGAGCAAAAGGCTTTACAGCAAGGCTCTTTATTTACACCAAATACAACCTTTAATACACAATCAAATGAAAACAATAATCTACGAGGGGAAAAAGTATAACGTCCCCGAAGGATGGCATGAGGTTACGGTCGAACATTATCAACGCATTCACGGAAAAACTGGGACGGCTTTGATTGCGGGGCTTATTGGGATTAGTGAAGATGCTTTAAGTAGAATGCCTTTATCGCTCATTAAAGATCAATTAAATCCCCTAATCGCCTTCATCCAAACCGAGAAATTAGACGCAATCGTAAAGCGGTTCACGCACGAAGGCAAAGAGTATTCGTGTTTGCCGTCCATAGCTCAAACGACGTTTGGGCAGTTTATTGATTGTGAAAAGATAACTGCCGAAGCCAAGCCTGGCGACATGAGTTACATAGCAAAAGTTATATCTATCCTTTACCAACCCGTTGAGGATGAAAAGACACTGCCATACGACATCGCCAAAACCGACGAAATGGAAAAGTCGTTTATGCGTTTGCCCATGACTATTGCGTTCGGGTGTATCAATTTTTTTTTGATTCTGTCAGCCATCTTAAACACAAATTCCCGGACGTATTTAACAAGTTTGCAGGTGAGGAAGGGATTGATTTTACGGGAGCTAAAGAAATTGGAAAACGGTTCAGATGGTATGGGGTTGCCCTTGAGCTATCGAGCGATATTACGAAAACAGATCAGGTTACTCAGCTCACTGTAATGGAAGTCTTTTTATATTTACAATACCAAATTAGCGTTAACGCCTCAAAGAAAAAATGAACACCAAACTGATCGAATCATTAAACATAGATTTGATAGCGGGTACACTTAAAAGGTTGGGTTATCCGCTGTTTAATTATGAACTTCCGTACAATATCAACATGGGAGTTATTCGCGCCAAAGAACCCATCGTAGATGCGTTCGACGATGTGTTGTACTTGCTTTATCGCAAGAAAAACGAAACCCAACCCACCCTAAAACTGTACAGCGTTACCTGTGATCCCGGTTCATATTGGCTAAAAAATTTGATGGATAAGGGAGGAACGGCTTTATTGGCGGAGGGATTCTACCGATCGGCTTATAAGTTGGGGACGCACTACGGAACAGAGGCATTAGTGCAAGTCGGTGCGGTTTCAATTTACCGTGATGGCAACCGTGATGAGAAATTCGACTGGGATCGCAAGAGCATTACGACGGGGTGGTATGGTATCAACATACATCGGCATTTGCAAGGCGTGAAAATAGCTAAGAAGGTTTACAATTCATCCGCCGGCTGTGTTGTATGGGAGAATGACGATGAGTATGCGGATGCGATGGCTACTTTCAAGATGGCTGTTAAGTATCAAGGGCAGTTATTTTCTTTGGCAGTAATGCACGAAAACCAAATATTCATAAAGTAAAATGGGATTAAACAGAATACTATCACCAGAAGATCGGATACAGCATTCGATAGACAGCAATGCTGTATTCCCGTGCGGATCGCCGTTACGGTTGATATACGAAAGCGAAACCGTAGGTATATCCACGCCGGCGCGGGGTAGTATTACTATGCTTAATCATACCCAAGTAGTGGAAGGATATACGATTACGATTGATAATATCATATTTACCTTTTCTGCCAACCCGAATAACGGCTTGCCGATATTCCCAAGCCCGGTCGCCAATATTATTTCCGCACTTTGGGTAGCGATTGCGTATCATCCTTATCTAAAAGATCGTATTATTGTAACCCCATCAGGGGACGCACTTTATTTGACCGCAAAATATGAAGGAACACAATTTGATTTTATCGTTAACCAGTCGGGAACGGCTTTCGCAACATCGTACACGGGCGCGCAAGATGGCGTATTCGCACAAACTAAGCAGGATTACGGTGTTGTTGTTGATCTTTACGTTGATAATACTCCAGCAACACAGCGACTTTTTATAAGTCCATCCGCACCGCCCTATACTTCCGCCAATTTTGCCAATACCAAGCCACTTGAGAAGCGATATTCAGGTGTTAACCTATTTGAATTTGACCTTGCGGAAAGTCTTTTTCCTTATTTGAAAAGCCAAGTTCCGCTTGTCAAAGACACTGCCGGGTTTGGCGATTTTGGCGTGAACTATGCCCTGCCGATGATCGCCCGTTTTGCCTACATCGTCTCCGAGCGGTGGGTAGAGGATGGCATTTCGTATCAATTCCCGCGCGAAATTCGGGGTTTTAATTACGATACGGACGAAGTGAAGAAAACCTTTTGGGCTGTACGTTCATCCGAACGTTTAGAATACACAGATGACGATACATACCGATCCTTTTACTTTCGATGGAGAGGTCGGCGGTTAGATGGACAGGGATTGGTGTACCCACTGTCGCATCAACCGCTTCGGAAATTGATTCGACGAGATGCATTGGAGTTCCTTTACTTCGTATTTGACCGTCCGGCAAATCTGAATCTATACGACTTGCTTGGAATGCGCGTAACCTTCACGCTCGAAGATTGCACAGAGGTTGAATCATTCTTTCTGATCACCGCTTTTTCAACTTTCGACATCCAAAACGGGATCATTAGTATTGAAGTATCACCGCGAATGTTTGATCTTACGAGTTATGAATCAACGTCAAAGGTTGCATCTTATTCGATCACATTTTATGTGCTATCGTCTTTCAATATCAGCGCGCCGGCTATCGATTTAACGGTTGAACAAACTTACGTTTTAGTTAACGAAGATAACTGTGCGGATAATGTACCTACTTTATTATTTTTGAATCCGCTGGGTGGGTACGATTCGTTAACCCCGCGCGGGGCTATTGTCAAAAGCATAGACGTTGACCGTGATAACTACAATCGCACGCTGAAACACGAGACGGTTAATAAGCATAACGGATTACCGTACCCTGATTACGAAAAGGTTACGACCGAATCCACATATGCCACACAAACGACGGTAAGTTATTCCATAAATACGGGGTGGTTAGACAAAGACCATGCGGATTGGTTGCGGGATATGATGCAATCTACTGAAATCTATTTGATTGATCCCACTATGGAACGCGAAACCCGGACGATTGACGGGTGGCAACCGCGCCGGGTGGCAGTAAGAGGATTCAAATGGGAGCGATCGTCTTTAGATGATTCATACGCATTAGGTATTGAAGTAGCTTTAACTGTTAACCGCGCTAACCTACCTTCATAATGGGAAACTTAGTCATATTAATTGACGATCAGGAAATTGATTATCAAGATAACGACGACTTCCCGCTCCGATTCCGGCGCGAATTGGCGGATTATAAAGACCCTGCCAGTCGAAAGGGGGAGGTGAGCTATACCTTAAAGCTCCCCAATTCCACCCGTAACCGTTTGGTTTTCGGTAGCCTGCAAATCTTAGAACAATCGTATAAGTTTCAATCCCAAAACGATCGTAAATGTGTCGTAACCGTCGGTGATATTGAGGTTTTTCGGGGTGTGTTTAAGATCAAATCGGTTTCTGACACTACGATCGAGGGGTTTATGGTGGCAAAAGTGGGCAGTATTGCGGTGGCTTTGAAGGGGAAATCGCTAAGGGACTTGACGGGCTTTGGGGAATTGGGCTTTAATGGATGTGATTCCATTATTTCATATATGGAATTGCTGTATAACTACTTCCAAAACCCTAACGACTTTGATACTGATACTATTTTCTGCTTCCCTTTGATCTGTCGGGGTAAGTTTTTCATGCCTAACGTATGGTCATCGTCTAATTTAACGACCTATTTACCATCCACGCCATACGTTCCTTTCGCCCCGCAAACCAACACGACGATCAACCTGCCGGAAGGGCGCGAAATATTCGGTAATAAGACGTATTATTTAGACTACCGTTCCGCACCTCACTTAGGATTCCGGGATATACCACCATCTTTCTTTGTCGTACCAATCCTTAAACAGATATTTGCAAATGCAGGGTATCAATTACAAGGAAATTGGATCAATTCGAGACGGGTAAAGAAATTGATAATGCCCTATTCGGCGGAACGTGAGTTCATTTATAATTGGCAGTCGTTAGGGACGGTAATCAGTGCGTCAAATAATAATCAATCGGACACCGCGCAATCGGTTGGCATCGTTTGGGATGGGGATCAGGGAAATTTGAGATTCGCTTATGGATGGTCAGCCCTTTATTACGACAGGCAATACAAGTTGTCGGATGTACTATACCCTACCAACGCTCCACCGGTTTCGGTTTTCGCACAACAATATAGCATACTTTATAATGTGTTACACTTTGAATATGCGCAGTTAGATAACGCCTTTCTCGTATCCACAAATAAGGATTTGGATAATGAAAATAATTTCAAGTGGAGTACCTACACGGCGCCGGTGGATGGTGTCTACACGTTTCAATATTCATTCCTAATTGAGCGCAACTCGCCTCACGGGGCAGGAAATTCGGGGCGACGTTTCGCTACTCGGCGCAAGTTCGGGGCGACAAAGTTTCAAGGGGACATACCTAACAACCTTGACGGCGGTCGTACCTTCACAGAGGCTAACGTTTTTGAGGATAATATCTACCTACAAGAGGTAATAGATGCGAATATCGGTGATGTGATTTCGGGGACATTTACAGCAGAATTAAAGCGCGGTGAATCGGTTGTGTTTTGGATTTCACTACTAACATTCATCAGTGATTTTGAGCATGATAGCGGGAATTTTGGGATTATTCCGGGTGATCCGGTCGTGCCTTACGCCGATCCTTATTTCATATTCTCCACGATTTATCTAAGCAACCCTGCTTATGTCGAACATATCGCAATAGATACAGTTTTATCAATCCGTCGCTTTCGCATTCAAGTAAACATAGATAACCTGCCATCCACACCGGAACGCGACCGATTTGGGGCTAACTTAAAGTTCGCTCAAAACCTTCCCGACATACAGCAAATCGAATTTCTCCAATCCTTTCAATCTTTATTTAACCTATATTTAAGCGTTGATGAGAAAAACCGTATTGCCTATCTCGATCCTGCTGATACTTTCTTTCTCCCAACCCAAACAGCGTACGATATTACACAAAAAACAAATCGAAGTACGTTCGTATCAAGCCCACCCGACTTAAATAAGCAATACAATTTCATATGGAAAAAAGATTCTAAGGATGACTACGCTTCACGCATAGGGGCAAATTACGATTACCTATTTGATACCAATATCTCCAATAATACCGACGTTTCGGAGGTAGGTAGTGGTATCTTTGCATCAACCGAATTTGATAATTTTGGGTTGGCGGTCGCTAAAGACGTGAGCGATTTTACCAATCCGCAATACCAGTCCGCAACCACCGTTCGAATCCCGCGCCTTGCAACGAAGGATGATTTAAGCGCGCCCTTAAATAAATCCGTTTCCACCAACTACGACTTTCAACCGCGCTTATTACAAATCAAAAACGTTTCCTATTTCGATGACCAAAATCCGAGGCTTGGCATACCGCTTTTAGTCAAAGTTTTCGAGGGGCTGACCGGCACGGTCGTTGACCAATACGCAACATTGACACGATTCGCAGAATTATCTTTTGCGGATACCAATAATGTGCAGAATATTAATCTGTCATGGAATAGTGATAGCGGGCTATATCGGAATTACTATCAATATCTAATGACGGATTTGACACGTGGCTTTGAGGCAACTTGCGAAGTCCTTATGAATGCTGTTGATTATAACGAGATGCAAATCAATCGTCCGATTCGGTACGATGGAAACATCTTTTATCTGAAATCCATTACCGCTTTCAACCCTATTCGCCCCCAAAAAGTAAAAATCACACTCATTAAAAGGTATTAATAACTAACATGAAAAAGACGGTCTTAATTGAGTTCAAAACCGACGGACTCACCAAAACAATTACATCTTTACAAGAGGCATCGGACGAATTAAAGCGGTTAGAACAGCGATACGAAGACCTCAAAGCGGAATTGGAAGCGGGCGGGGTGGATGATACCGCGACGCAGGCGTTACGGGCTTCGTTGAAAGAAACAGAGACGGCAATTAAGACTCTCAAAAAGGAACTGGGGAACAATAATACCGCCCAAAATATTGCTTTCATCGCTCAAAGTTTTGAGGAAGTAACGACGGCTGTGCAAGACACGACCGGCGCGGTGATTGATTTAGATAAGGAACTAAATGGCATACAAGGGAATGATAATATTTCGGCTTTCGGTCGGACGATTAACGACATTGAGGAAGAAATCAAGCAATTAGAGGAGACCGCAAAGGGGCTAAAGATCGGTTCGGATGAATTTAACAAAGTCAATACACGTGTTGAGCAATTAAAGAAACAATTGCAAGCGGTTGCGTTGGAAGGGGAGGCGGTGGGACTTGGATTCAAGGGTATCGGCAAGGCGGGGAACACGATAGAGGGGTTGGAAGTTAAGATACAGCAGCTCACAGCAGCCTATTCTTTAGCGCAAGACGAATTCGAGAAAGCCACGATAGCGAAACAAATTGAAGACATAAAAACAGAAGTACAATTATTAGAAGCTGTTGCGAAGGAGGGTATCTTCCCCGAAGGGTCATTGGGTCGTTTGACAGCGGAGGCCGAAAAACTTGAGATTCAACTAAGACGCATGCCCGTTGGTACACAGGAATACGGGGTCATAAAAAAGCGATTGGATGAAGTTAATTTGCAAATCGGGTTCTTATCGTCATCTGTCGAGGATCAAAAGGCGGTTTTCCGGGACTTAGGGCAGTCGGCATTTCAAGTTTTCGGCAACCTTTCGGGGGTGGTTGCATCGTTTGCCGGCGACTCAAAGGATGCGCAAGAGGCGTTACTTGTTTTACAACAAACATTAGCAATCGTTGATGCAATCACGCAAGCATCGGAGACGCTACGTTTAGCAGCGGAGGCAAAGAAAATAGCAGCTATTAAGACATCGACCGCGGTAACAAATGAAAATACGTCCGCAACGATTGCTAATGCGGGTGCGCAACAGTCTTTGTCAAAAGCTGCTGACGGGGCGGGCGGGTCTTTCAAAGTGTTATGGAATGTTATAAAAGCTAATCCATTAATAGCTGTTGTTTCGTTAATAGCTGCATTGGGTGCTGCTATCGTGGGGCTATCTCGATACTTTAAACCCCTTGGCGATGCGGTTAACACGGCAATCGACGGGTTCGCGGGGATAGGAGGTGCGATTAAGGGCTTGATTAAAAACTTTGATTCGGTTAAAAACACTTTTCAGGAATATTACAAGACTCTTTTCCAATTGGTTATTAATCCCGTTGATACCCTAAAAACCGCGCTGAAAAGTATTGGATTAATTGATATAGGCACGACTGAATTAGAAAAGCAATTCGAAAAACTAAAAGAGAGCGCGCAAAAGACGGCGGGGGCGATTACGGATGGTTTTAAGAAAGAGTTTGACAGATCAAGAGCCATTCGATTATTGGATCAACGGGAGGCACTAAACGAGGCGCGTCGGAATGCGAATGAGATCGCGGAGGCACAGCTTGGATCAGCGCGGGCAACGGAGGAAGCAAGGACTGCAATAAGGATTCAACAATTGAAAGAAGATTCAGCTATCGCGTTACAAAGATTGAAACTTGAAAATGATTTAACTGATGCTGAAATTCAGATAATCAAATCGGGGAACATAGAAAAGATTAAACAAATAAGCAAGATTGTCGACGCGCGCGGGGAGGTTAATGAAAAAGTATTGGAAGGTTTATCTAAGTTTACTCAATCTGAAAAAAGTATCTTAAATGAACAAGATCAAATACGTCAAAGATATTTTCAAGACCAAATCGCGTTGGTCGACTTGCGATTAGCTAAACAAGCTGAAGAACTAAAATCTGTTAACAGCTTTGCGAATAGAGAAAAGGAGATCATTGCTAATCGAAACGCGGAACTACAAAAGCTCGAACTGGAAAGAGCAAGCGGAGCATTAAAATTTGCTGAAGAGTACACGCTTAAGCGCACGCAAATAGAGAAAGCAGCGGAAAATGAATTAAACAACATATCTATTGAAAGGCAGAAATTCCTATTTGAGCTGTCTAAAGCTGACACGGAATTTCAAATAGAACAAAAACAAAATCTTTTAGATGAAATTATTGCCTTAGGGCAGGAGGGGTTTATTGCAGAAAAAGAACAAATACAACGGATTGCCGACCTTCGCTTAAAAGCGTTAGATGAAGAAAAGAAACTTTTAGAAAATGATACGGTCAACGCGGAACAAAACCGCGCGCGGTTTGAAGAAATTGAACGGGAGAAAGTGCGGGTTGCGCAGGATGCTCAAAAGCAAATCACTGATTCATCTTTACGTGAAATCAATCGTCGGATTGAAGCGGAGCAGTTCGTAATTGATAGTCAACAAACCGCCTTTGAAATTCAAAAAATCACGCTTGATAATCGCATCAAATTACAAGAGCGTGAATTAGAGATCATACAAGAGGGGATAGATCGGCAACAGCGTTCGACGTTCTTATTGAAAGATCAACTTTCATTATTAGAACAGCGCAAAGGGTTGATTTTAGAATCAGAGGAACAGGCATTAGAGTCGTTAACAAAACAAGCGGATGAACAATTATACCTTATTGAGTTACAACGACAACAGCTTGAGTTACAAGCGAAAGAAAATGAACTCAAAAAGGAAACGAATCAAATAACAGATGAACAATTCCAACGCGAAAAGGATCGCATAGATCAACAGAAGCAACTTCTTGAGGGGCAGGATGCAACGATACGGGTTAATTTGGAAATAGAAACAGGGCGCACTAAGGAAAAGACTAAGCAGGAATTAGAAAAGTTGTCGGATGAATCCGTAGGCATCATTAAAGATCGATTAGCCGACCCGCTTAGTAGTGCATTATCGTCATCCTTAGATAGTTTCTTTTCCAACTTTACGGATCAATTCGGGAACAAGTTATCGGGCTTTGGGGAGTTAGTGGGTAGCAAGTTTCAAGAGGTCGTACAAGCCGGAATCGAATTGCTTAACACCTTAGAGCAGGCGCGGATCGAAAACATATCTCGGCAAATTGAAGACATAGACGCGCAAATCGGCGATGCTCAAAGTCGAATTGACGAGTTAACTGAAGCGTCAAATCAGTCATTAGAACAGATTAAGAACACGCAGGATGCGCTTAATCAAGAGCGTACTGCCAACTTCGATCAGCTGACTACGCAGTTGAATCAGGAGCGCGCGACGCGAGATAGGTTGCAAGAGTCTATACGTGCGCAAGAGCAAGAAAAGCAACGCTTTGAGCAACAAAAGATCGCGCTCGAAAAGCAGAAAAAGGAAATCGAATTAGAGGGCGCGCGCCGGCAAAAAGCGATTAGCATTATATCCGCAACGATCAATACTGCGCTGGGTATTACGTCCGCACTCGCCGCGCCCTTTCCCGTGAACGTAGTTTTACCTATCACTATTGGCGCGCTTGGTGCTATTCAGATCGCCGCGATCGCATCCGCACCTGACCCTGCGGAAGAGGGTGGGTTGATTATGGAAGACGGTAAATTAAAACCCGCGCGGAAAATGGCGGGTGGTGGCATCGTGCAAGGACCATCGCACGCGCGCGGGGGTGTGCGCGGGACTGGTCATTTTGCGGGGATTGAGGTTGAAGGCGGGGAGGCGATTATCCCAAAACGCGCTGTCGAAAACAATCCTGTTTTGATTCATAAGTTGATACATGAGGGCGCAAGTCGTAAGATTGATTCGACCGCACCCGGAACGGCGACTCAAAAGCACTTTGCGGACGGCGGTTTCTTGCCTTCTGTGCAATCGTTAGAAGCGTCCCAAAATACGAACGTCGCCCGAAGTGTTAACAACATAGATACCGGAATCGAATTACCCCCCATCCGCGTGGCGGTTACGGACATCGCAGAAGGTTTGCAAAGAATGAACGTAATTGATACTAATAGTAATATCTAAGACAACGCAAAACATGACCTCACTACTCCAAATCGTTGATATTATTGAATCCGTTTCACTTGCACACAAACAAGTAAATAGCTTTTTACATGCCGAAAAGTGGCACAAAAACGCAGATTCAAAAGAGGTTTATCCGCAGGTCTTTTTGCAAGAGCCTGTTCAATTCACGTGCGATTTTCAAAACAACACGTACTATAATAAGGAATATTTCATATCGCTATACGTACTGACGCGGTACACACGGGAACAAAGGCAGGATATTCAAGAAGATGTGAAGTATCAACAGATTGATATTTGCGATCATATCGCATCCGCTATCCACCAATACTTATCAATCAAATTACCTAAGTGCAAAGGTCAATCGTGGGAAGTATCGAAAGCACAAATCGTTACGGTTGAAAATGTATTCAATGATGATTTAGTAGGTGTGCTTATGGATTTCACTTTGAAAAACGGGATTGCTCGCTATGTGTGCGAAGACGTATTCGATGATATTGATCTTTGTTCTGTGATGATATAATGGCAACACGATTAGAGCGTATTAATAACGTACTGCAAAGCGGGACGCCTGCCGAGATTGCGCAGGCATACATTGAAGCGATCGGGCGCGGGATGGTTGATATTGTGCGCTTTGAGTTAACACAATCCGCCACCCGAAATGACCGCTCCCGGAATAGCTTATCGGATTCTAATCTCATTAAATCCGTCGAATATTCTCTAACCGACACAGGGATTGATCTACTTGCGAACTTTTATTGGGTATTTATCGAAGGCGGTCGTCGTCCCGGAACATACCCCCCGCGTTCCGCTTTGTATTTTTGGGCGGTGCGGTATGGGATCAAGCCCCGTGCCGGCGAAACGATAGATCAGATGATTATCAAAATCCAAAAGGCGATATTTAAGCGCGGAATCCAACCACGCCCCTTTATCGAAAACGCCTTTACGCGTGCGGATAAATTCCTAAATCCCTTCAATGATGAGTTTGCGGAGGCGTTGATTTCCAGTACGTTTGTATAACCCATACTGCCTATCTAATTCTTTTAACATTTTATAACCGTCTAACTATTGCACAGTCCAAACCAACCTGCTATCTTTGTATCATAATCTTTCACTCAAACAAACAGCAACAATGACAACACAAAACAACACCCCGAAAAAATTTGACCTGAGCGCGATTATGAAAAACGCTTGGAACTACGTTCGCACCTTAGCGTTAACCATCTCCGAAGCCTTGAAAAAGGCTTGGGCTGAAGCGAAAACCGGCATCGGCGCAATGGCAGTAGTAGCACCGACCACTTATTCTGTTACTATTAAAACTCGTACATTAGGCGACTTGACAATAACAGGTAAAATTGGAGTAGGCGAGTATGCTGAAATATTCAACTCTAAAGGAGAAAAAATTGGCGTTATTCCTTGCCGTGATTCTTCTTCCATGCCTCACGAACCTGCATCCGAACATAAAATTACTGCTATTATCAATAAACAACGCGGTGTAATTATGATCCCCGCAGAAACTTTAGAAGTTATGGAAGGTCGTGTACGTGTTGCGAAAGTAAAACAAGGCACGGGCAAATTCCTTCCTAATGGTGATGAAATCATGTGGACAGAATCCTACTATCACAAAGGCAGTGATTCATATGCGCGCCGTACTGGATACAGAAGACCAAATGGTACTGAATACACAACTAACTCTATTTCTCATTAATCCTTTCATCCTTAATCACTCAAAACAATGCCAGTAAGCATCAACTCAAAATATTCTGATAACGAATATTTTGCCAGACAACTAAAAGGAACAAAGGGACGGCTAGTGTCCCTTATCGAAACGTTCCTTCAAGAACAAGAACTTCCCTATGAAAGGGACGGTAATAAATTCACAATCGGGCAAGGCATTTTCCATACCGATTACACGATTAAGTTTGATATGTACTTTTTGGGATTCGGGGAAGATGAATACGTTAATATCGACTTATATTCAGAAGATCAAAACGGGTACGCGGAATACTATTTTCACCTAAACGCATTGATAAAATCCCAATCCTTCCTAACAAATGCCTAAATACCCCAACACCCAACTCATTATAACCCGCCTCATGATCGAGGCGGGTTTTCGTAATGATGACGGAACGTTTGACCGGAAGGGATTTTGTGAGGCCGTAGGGATAAGCCCACATACGATTAATAATTATATCGACGGGCGAACGTCTGTTTCGTTGGAAAGACTAAAAACCTACTGCGAAATCTTATCCGTAAACCCGTCCACTATATTTTAACATTTTATAACCGTCTAACTATTGCACAGTATCCGCCAACCCGTTATCTTTGTATCATAATCTTTCACTCAAACAAACAGCAACAATGACAACGCAAAACAACACCCCCAAATTCTACGTAATCGCAGATCTTGGTGAGATAACAATCTCCCAAGAGCCTACTTTTCCCTGCGATGCGCATTCTATTTGCGCAACGCAAATAGAAGCCGAGGCGATCGCCTCGGCTATGGAAAAAGAAACGTGGTACGTAAGTACCACGTACGGAACGACGTGGCTGAGACCAGTCTCTCAGATGAGAGACGACTACTCGTACGATGCGGTTTTTTACGGTACCTATCAAGACGCCTGGCGGGAGTATCGCCGGCGAAGGGACGAGGAATGGGCAAATAGATAGAATTCAAAGCAAACAAACTATGCACCAAATAAACTTCGCTCACCCCCCGCACGAGTTGCGGGGGATGATTCTTGATCCAAGCAGCGGCGTTGAATATGTCATCATATTTGACGACCCACAAATTGGCGTATATTCCAACGATCTTTATAGTTGGAATTATATATATGATCAGTCTGTTAAAGAGACTTTTTGGAGTCTCGAAAAACGGAACGCACTGCTGTATCAAGCGTCCGGCAGGGATTTGTTTTTTGTAGAAAGGAAAGGTTCGTTATAATCAAAGACCTTCAATTAACCCGGTGATCTTTTGCCGGGTTTTTTTGTGTCAAGCGGAAATAAGTTTCCCGTGATCCCATTTCTTGCCTCCGTTCCTCCTCAAATTTATATTCATAAATACCACATAGCTTTGTTTTGATATACCGGATCATCGTTTTACTATGCAGGTTCGTAGAAAGGTAGTCTTGGTATTCGATATTGAACTTATCGGTTAGTTGTTTCGCGCTAAACCACTCCCCGATCGGGATGGCAGTGCGAGCAAACTCCGCGAAATTAAAAGTAGTTTCGATAATCAATTTCTTACGAAGTGAATTAAACACATTCGTTTCTGTTAATCCTTCTTGCAGATAAGCCGACAGGCAATAAACCATAAACGAATAAAATCTATTCCATTCGTTGGTATCCCATTGATCGGAAAAGAAATGACATCCAAATTCGGACGCAGGGGTACGGGTCGTACCGTTGAAATAGTCTGAAAATTCGATGATTTTTTGCCGGGCTTCATGCGATGCGCCGATCCCCTTCATTGCGAAGTTAGTTGTTAATACGAACTTTGGCGTACGCTCAAACGGAACAGTAACTTTACTTACGTTTTTAACATTGTAAGTAAGGTTGCCCGTGATCAACCCAAATAGGTCGCTAAAATCAAAGTCCTTATCCACTTCCTCAAATAAATATATTTGCGTTACGCCGGGGGTGATATTCTCCCACATGAAATTATCTATTACCTTCGCTTTTTCATGTGAAACCATTGGTAACATCTTTGAAACTGCTTTCATAACTAATCCTTTGCCCGTCCTGCCATGCGCCTCGTCCCGCGATTGCGATAGGCGTTCATCCGTAAAGATTATCGCCCGCGTTAAAACCTCGTCTTTGTAATTGTGAAGCATGTAACCAATCGTCCGCATCAAATCGGAAAGTCTAGACGGCTCTTGTGCCATCGCTTTGAAACAAAATTGAGCGAATATTGAATCAATCGCCTCGTCTTCGCTCGTTAGGTCAAGATTAAAATTTATTTGTTGTTCCTTCCAAATGTATTCTTTACCATAGGATTTCAATTCTGGCGCACTATTGCGGGACATCTCGATACATCCGTTCATAAAAGGCAGAAATGCGGTATCACGGGTACATTTTTTGAAAGCAAAATCCTTGACCGGGAGCTGTTGTAACTTCGTTTTTGATGTGTATTCCCTACAAACAACATCAAATCGGTTCTTAACCCGCGCGGAACTGCTTTCGATCTCGGTATTTGCCGTTGCAACAATGTACTTCTCATTGACGATACGTACTAAATGTGCATCCACCCGCACAAATTGATAAAACTTTTCGTCAAATGTCCATTGGTAAAAGCCGAGACCACGCAAAAAAGGGATAAAGTTTTCTTCGTAGAACTTGACCCCCCCCTCCGGGCTGATTTCCCAAAATCGCTGGGGATTAAATTCTTTCGGAACGTAACCTTTCTTCTTAAATATATTAACCAATATACCTAAAGAATACGACTTGCCTTTCGGGAGCTGCTCAATAAATTGGTCATATAAAACTTTTGGATTAGTCTCAATGACCTGTTTATCAAGTGAAAGGGATTTGATAAATAGTTCGATCGCATCATTTCGCGCAAAAGCTTGGCAAAGAGAATAAGCTAACATGCGTTTTTCGGAATCCTCAAACGATGCACTAAGGTTGTTTGCATGAAAGAACGATATTATTTCCTCGATTCGTTGATACTCTTTTGACTTTTCGGTCGCAATCGTGGCAGGGACTTCGGAGACATAGGTCGTTATTTCATTCCTTAGTAATTTGATATATTTATCTCTGTCGGATTCGATCAGAACATCGGCTAAATCTATCCCTTGCTCCAATCCCGAAAGGCATTTTGATATATTAAACTTTACCCCGTTTTTGATTTCAATGTATTTCGCCTTTTCAGTCCACTTTTCCTCGCCTCCGCAGTCAGGGATTAGCCATACTTGTTTATCGGAAAGCACTTTCGTATTACGTTCATTCAAATTCGACAGACCACCGGTGGCAAGCCAATCAAATTCGGGTAAATAATACGAAGCAATGATGGCAGTCTTTTCGGATTCAACGATGCAAATGGGCTTATCGGTTAATAAATGCTCGCCGAAAAGGCATTGAGATAGGTTAAAATCTTTTAATCCCAACAAAACATGCGCCCACGAAATCGGTGTCGGTGTAGCCTTAACACGCTTACCTGTATTGGGGTCATATAACATCACCTTCCCAGCCCGAACATCCCCGTCTTGTGTAATGTACCAAAAAATCGTAGCCCCCTGCCACTTTTTATTCGACGTACCGACCTTCCATTTTAACAAATGATCTTTCGCATCATCATTCAAAAGCATAGTTAAAAAAACCGCGAAATTATTTTCACGGCTTTTAACGCTTTTGTCAACGATTTGCATCGTGTGCAGAGAAGGCGGTTTAGATTCGATTATTTGGGGCGTATATTCGCTTGCTTCACCTTTCGCGTACCCGTCTTGATAAGGATTAAGGTGGTATCTACATTCTAACTCCCGATCACATCTACCATATTGCGCCGGCAAGTCGGAATTGGTTGCACTATCTTTGTAACGTACAAATGTTTTCTTTTTGCAAGCCGGGCAGATATGTTTTTTAGGGGTTGCATCAAGCGAATAGCGGTACATTATTCGGGAGTATTATAAGCGGTTCGGATATGAAAACGAATTAATGAATCACAGGGGCAAGTTAAATCAGGGGCATAGGTATAATAAAAGGCAGTCAACCCATCAAGTTGCATCATATTAGCAACTATTTTAGGCTCGTATTGATATTCATTCCGGGTAAAGGTGCATAGTGCGTACCGGATAGCCTCAACTTTCCTTTCCGCAAAGTACAACCTTTCTGCGCACATCGAATATTCCCGAATCAATTTAGCATTTGTTTGCCTTTCGCGTTCCTTATCAACTTGATAAGTCGAAATTAACAGACAAATAAATATCCCTAACCCAGTCAATACGATTAGGGATATAAATACTTTCTCGATTTTTATCATTACTGTATTTTTAGCCTTACGGTTTGCTCAAGTCTTGCATACTCCTTGCCGTCAATTTCCAAACGCTCAAGTTTTCGTTCCTGCATCCATTCCTTAATTTGAGTTTTGGATATTTCAACCTTTGTTTTCAAAAAGTTTTCAGGGTAAAGTTGTGCATCATCTTCAATAATCACAACCGAAACCGGATTTTTAGCGATCGAATACTTGAATATGCCATCAATTCGATCCCGGTTTGTAGCTTGCATGAATTGCAATGCCCGGAATTTGATTCGCTCTATGGTTTTTTCTGCTCGCTTGGCGTTATTAGCAAAGTGATTAGCTAAGTCTTTATTTGCCTTAACCTCAACTTCAAGTGCTTCTAATAACAAACCAATGTTATTAAATTTATCGGTCGTGTCTTGGTCAAGTTCGTTAAAAACCCGATCAAAATATTCCTCTTGCCCCGTAATATCTCCGTCGTTTTCAGCGAGATAGGCAAATAAATCCTCATGCCTGAGGCGGATTTCGTGTAAAGAAGGTAAGTTTTTCATAATGAGTTAATGATTTGTTGAAGGTTGGTTTCGGTGATTGGAAGTTGGCGGAAAGGAACGGCGTAAAAAGAAAGCTCTAGAGTTTCTTTATCCACGTGTGCAATGGTACACGAGTCAACGACAAAACCTTGTCGTTCTAACATAAATGCATAGATGGACAATTGGACGGAATAGATGCTGAAATTGCAGTTATGCCACGAATCAAAAGGCGGTTTCAGCATTTCGGCGGGTCGCCCGCGCGTATAACCGAATGAATATCTTTCGATTGATTTGTCGGTTTTCCAGTCAAGTATCGAAACATGATTGCCTGTTTGGAGAATAAGGTCGGCAGTTCCGGCAAGGGGCAGAAAGGGGTCGGAAATAATCTGTTCGGCAAATACTTGCTCGTACCTTGAATCATGTACGTATTGAATTGCTTTTGTTGTAAAAGCAATTTCGTTCAGATCATCCGAAACACTGCCATCGAACGCATCCTCGATAAGTTTATGGATATAAGTACCGCGCTCTTTCGATTCATCGGCTTGTTTTTGCCAGCGTTGTTTTAATTCCGTTACGCCGATACCCTCTTTTTCAGCGCACCGTTTTGTGATTTCGCCGGTTGGATCGAACGGGGGCGTTATTGCCCCCTTGATTTTCGATACGGAAATTAGTTTCTCGGACGTTAATGCGTCTTTGTATGTGTGATATTTCGCATTAAATATCACCGGACGCGCACTAAAGGGCTGGTTCATCTTCCTCTTCGGGTTGGGGTTGGGGTTGGTTAAGGAGAGATTGGTATTTCGAGTTTAACGTATCAAACATCTTGCGATCTTTAGGGCGACCTTTGAGCCATTGATCGAATTTTTCGATCGCTTGTTCATCAGTAACCATGAATTTGATTTTACTGATTAGGTCGTTGCATTCGTTTGTGAGGTCTTCTATAACCTCCTCATAAACAGCCTGCTGAACCTCCTCTTGATAACCTGACGCTACCATTTCCTCCCGAGAATACAGCCCACTCGTGGCGTCAGGAAAGGCATCCCTAACAGCGATACTTTTTGCTACTTTCAAAAGCATATGCACAGGCTTTTCTTTCCACATAGAATTGCCTTTGTTATATTCTGAAAAGTATGCAATCGCCCACGATTCAGTAATCTGATTGCCAACTAACTTTTTAACAGCAACCTTGACTGCTAAAGGAGCTGTTTTATCAACCCAAAAATCAATCCAACCTTTTTCGGGATGCAGGTACAGCGGTTCGGTAAACCCCCCAAAGCGTTCTGTGCGTTCCGCTATCGTAACTAATCCCTGAAATGAAACGCATGTTGTCCATTTCCCATTAAAAGGGATTAGGAATGCCTGCCCCTTCAGGGGGTTAAGATCGGATTGCTGGCATGTATAAAGAAACATTGCCAAACTTGGGAGATCGGGCGACTTGCCACCCGTCGAAAATCTTTCAATCAGGGTTTGTTGTAACCCTGTCTTATCAACCCCAAAAATCGTCTGGGGAAGTGATGCAATTAAGTTACTCATATTAAAGTTGTTTGAAAGCGCGTCGGGAGTCGAACCCGAAACCGCCCGTTACGACGCGTCTTGTATGAAAAAATCACTTCTTTTTGCGTTTCTTTTTAGGGATTCGCTTATCAATCTCGATGAACTCGGCTTGCGTTAAGCCTTGTTGTTTCCCTTCATGCAACAGCTGTGCATCAGAAATCGGGGGTTGGTTCGGGTAGTTCATATCGGATTTTGAGTTTTTTGGCTCTAAAAAGTATGTCAAAGTCTGCCCGGAAAATTGGGAGGTTGTGTTTAAGTTGCAGGATTCGGTTAACCACATCGTCGTATTCGATGCCTATGGCAAGCAGTTCGCGCTCGGTATACCCCAGCGAATCGCACGCCTCGAAAATTTCAGCTTGCGGATGCTTATACTTACAAAAGTAGTAATAGTAATCAGCGTGCTTGTAAACTATAACGATGCGATCGGTTCGGGGCGTGGTCGGGAATGTACGAAAATAATCAATATCAAAGTCGTACATAATCAACGCGGGGCATTCAGCTTCGGTAAGATAAAGAATGCTATTTACTTCCGTCTTGTTTCCCCGCGCGCATTGCAAGGCTAATTGGGCAGATACATTTACACCGTTTGGGCTGTTCATCCAATCTAAGAGATGATGCTCCAGCCAAATAGACTCACGCCCTTTGAAATGGGCCGGAATGCGCCTTTTCAAGCGTTGCCAAAGCGCATCACTTATGGCAAACGTCTTCTTGCTCATCGGGCGTGAATGTTAAAACATAAGTAAATTTACCGCCAAAAAATTTGCCAAGTGCTTTCGCATTCCCCTGATTCATCGTAGATTGCGATGTGAATATTCGCTTCAATGATCTGCAAGGGATACCCGCCTTTATCGCTATTTCGTCATAACGAAAAGGCGACTTATCGCACATGATTTCGAGTATTGTGTTGTCGGCTTTCATGCTGCAAAATAACACAAACTTTCTACACTGCCAAAACTTTCTGCAATTTATGCGCGTATTTTTAGCTTTTTTAATAAAATCGGGGTGGGTTCACGGGGAAAGGTGGAATCGGTGGTTGCAAAACGGAACGCATGAATACGAGTTAGGGTTTCATGCTTGGGATAAACCGGCTGTTGGTATCGCAGATCGTTGCGTACCGACTGTTCAAACAACATGGGAACAGACCTTGCCGGCACATCGGGAATTATTGAAATGTGCGATCGAATGTGATTGCGATTCATTTATTTTGCTATCCGAATCATGCCTCCCCTGTGTGCCGATCACGAAATTTGAGGCGGAATTTGATGCACAGCGAACCTACTTTAATTACCATCCCGACCGAAACGATAAAAAGATTCAACATTTATACCGTGCTCGGCGATGGGCAGATTGGGCAAAGCCCTTCATTCTATTAGGGGAACAGTGGTATATAGTCAATCGCAAGCATATGGAATTATTATACGAGGATTCGCTTTCGGAAAGCGGGATGTTTTCGGCGCATCGAAAAACCTTTGCGGATAACGAAAGCTGGGCGATCAGTTGCCTAAATTGGAAAGGCTTAACACATGAAGTAATAAATAAACCAACTACCTTTACGTGGTGGAAAGGTGAAAATCGGTGCGGAAATCAGATACCAAACAACCTTAATCCATTCGACGGAAGGCATCCGGGATTGTTTGAAAAAGTATCCCCGCAATTATTACAGCAGATTAAGCGAAAAGGTAGTTGGTTTGCCCGAAAGTTTCCGGCAGGATTTAAGGGAGAGTTGTATTAAGGGCGATCCCTCTAACCGCACACAATTCTATGTCAGTCCATTGATCTCTTGGGATAATCTGTAATTAGATGATTGATATTTTGTAATATTTCTTTTTCATATATTTTATGTAATATTTTACAGTACCTATATTTTGGATTCTTTCTT